GCACAAGGTGTAGCAGACTTAGGTAAGGGTGCAGTCCAATAGATTCAGACTAAAACCACACGAAATAGAAGTTTTAATGCGTATGCGTTCTGAACAAACTAGAAACGTATTAGTCATTGGTGATTTACACGAACCTTTTGGTTTAGACGCATACCTTGACTTCTGTATAGAACAATACAAAAAATGGAATTGCACACAGACAATATTTATAGGTGATATAATAGACAATCATTATTCTAGTTACCACGAGACTAGTGCAGACGGTTTAGGTGGCTTAGACGAGCTAGAATTAGCTATACAGCGCATACAAAGGTGGTACAATGTATTCAACGAAAAAGGTACTAAAGTAATAATTGGAAACCACGATCGTCTTATATTAAGAAAAGGTCAGACAAGTGCAATACCTTCTAAATGGATAAAATCATTTAAAGAAGTCTTAGAAGTGCCTAACTGGGATTTTGTAGAACGATACGAACAAGACAACGTACAATATATACACGGTGAAGGTGGCACAGCTCGTACTAAATGCCGTGCAGATATGATGAACACAGTTCAAGGACATTTACACACACAAGCATACACAGAACACTACGTAGGTAAAAAATTTAGAGTATACGGTACGCAAGTAGGTTGTGGTATAGATCACGATTCTTACGCTATGGCTTACGCTAAGTATGGTAAGAAACCTGCAATAGGGTGTGCTGTAATTCTTAACAACGGAAAAACACCTCTTAATCTCTTAATGGAGTTATAAACAAACTATCTGTTAATAACTTTTACACAAAATAATTTGATAACTAATTTAGATTATTGTAAATTAGCAGCATATTAATCAATAGTAAATTAAAAATGACATACAAAGAATTATTAAATAATTGCAATCAAGCTAACAATTACTTTATGAAAGAAAATTTTATAGAAGACTTAGCAAGCGACGAACAATTTTACACCGAAATTTTAGTTAAATATTATTTAGGTAATAGAAAAAACCCTATACGAAACAAGAAAAAAACAAGTAATATAGATGATGCAATAGACTATATAGCTTATAAAATGGAAGAACAAACTACAGACAAAAAGTTTTATATGGAATCTTTAGTAACTTTTGCACATAACTTCTAAAAATAATATTATCATAACCTAGCTAACAACTAGGTTTTTTTTTAACTTAAATAATAACTATGGAAACTTATATACCAAAAAACAGTATTAATACTCCCTTACAACTTTCAGAAGATGAACTTGTAGAAAAACTATTGGAGTATCAAAGAGAAAATGCAAGATTAAGAAATAACAATGAGACTTATAAATTGCAATATATAGAAATGAGAGAAAAATTAAAACAATTATTAGAAACTACAAAAATATAAATATGGAAACTTTACACAATATATACCACAAAGATACAGGCAATATGGTTGCCAGGAATCTAACAACAGACGAGCTTGACAGGTTCTTTAGAGCAAATTACAAACATACATACGATAAACCAGTATATCGTATAGAAACCTTTTACAAAAATAAATTTCACAGATTTATGCATAAATACGATCATAAGTTTGTTATGTTTACGCTTATGTTTCTGTTAGGATATTTAGTAACTAAATTAATACAAGACCTATGGACGATACTTTAATAATAGCTGAAGACTACCTGCTAAAACAAGGCGTACAAGTAGGTGTACAAAGACAAGACGTAGCTACTAACGAATACTATAACGATATAGGTTTTGCAAACTATGTAAGACTTATAGGCACAGAAAAACAAATAAAAGAATACAGAGCAACCCAAGACTGGGAAATGCGAGGTGTTTACGAATATGATCTACAAAATAGTGAAAAGCGTGACTTTTATTTAGATATGCACAAAAACAATAACGATAAAGCGTTAGCAATTATTATTAGGTAACCCTACACCTTCAACGTAGGCAATTTTAAATTTAATTATGAAAACAGCAAATATTAAAAACGTACAACCCTCAGGCAATTTCAAAGAACTATTTATGTTTGAGGTTGAACTTGACAACGGTGACACAGGAAACATTTACAAAAAGTCACAAAATCACGGTTTAGAATTAGGTCAATCAGTAACTTATACGATCAATGATAAAGGAACTATTAAGATACAAAGAGATATGCCTGGTCAATACAAACAAAATGTAAATACTGACGACAGACAAGAGCTCATAGTAAAACAGTCTTGTCTTAAAGCAGCAGTAGAATATGATAAAACGTGTACACCTGAAGACGTGTTGCAAAATGCACAAACATTTTATGACTGGGTTTTTGGTAAAACAAACACCAAACTACCTTTTTAGTTATGAATTTAGACGACAGATTAATGCAACGTATTTGTAATATTACATCAGAGGTTTGTAATACAAAAGTTGAAGACTTTACTTCTAATTCACGTAAACAACCTTATATTGTAATGCGTGTCGCTATAGCTAATATTGCATTAATAGAAGAAGAGATTAATTATAAAACAATAGCTAAACATTTAAACAGAGATCGTACTAATATATATCACTATAAAGAAATGCACCACCAGTATTACTACACGTGGCGTTTATATAGAGACACTTATAATAAAATTTTAACAGAGTATAGAGACGTTGCTGAATATGGTATGTCACTTACAGAGTTTAAATTAAAATTAAAAATGTCAGATATAAAAAAAGTAGATAACGAAGAAATACAATTAAATGTAGAGACTAAACGTTTTGATCATAGTTTACAAACGGATCTTAATAACTTAATTGACACGATTAAAAAACTTAAGAAAATTTTAATTAACTATGAGCATAACATTAATATTTTTGTATGAAACATTTACTAAGTAGTTCAGCTTTTCTAATAGTAAACAAAAAACTTGCGTTTATCTTAGGTTTAAAGACCACAGTTTACTTAGCTGATTTAATTAGTAAAGAAGAGTATTTCAAGACCAACGGTTTGTTAGTAGATCGTTGGTTTTTTAATACTGCAAAGAACATACAAGAAGACACTACACTATCACCACACGAACAAAGAAACGCACTTAAATTACTCAAAGATCATAATATAGTAGAAACCAAAATACAAGGTATTCCTGCGAAAACACACTTTAGAATAAATGACAATGAGTTACTTAAATTACTTAGTTGTCAAAAAATTAAAGAACTAGATGTTAAAAATTTTAACAACTTGGATTTAAATAAATTAACAACTATTAATAAGAATAAAGAAATAAAAATAAATAATAATATTAATATATTTAAGGACGAGGTTTTTTCTTATGATTATAACAAAGATATGTTACAAGAATTTTATGAATATTGGACAGAACCAAGTAAGACTGGCAAGTTGCGTTACGAAATGCAAAAAACGTGGTGTACTAACAGACGATTAAAAACTTGGTCTAAACGTAGCAAAGACTACAATAAAAGCACATCTAAAATAGACATACAATTAAATGAATATGAAAAGGGTAAACAATACTTATGAAAGAAAAACTTTACGATATTATCTCACGAACTGCAATAGAGCTAGGACATAAGACAGACGGCAAAACACTTGCAGTATTATCAAAAACATTTGCTTACGATCTTGAGACAGATAAAAGATTTAGACGATTAACAATAGATGACGTAGACACAGCTTTTAGATTAGGTGTAAGATTAGACGAAAAAGATAGTTTTTTAAATATTAGAACTTTCTACAGGTGGTGCTTGACACATAAAAAAAGACTTCAGGAAGCATATTACGAAGTACACACATTAGGTGCAGATCCTAAAAAAGTACCTTACTATAAACAGAACTTATTACAATGAAAATACTTAACTTATATTCAGGTATAGGTGGTAATAGAACTCTGTGGAGTGATCAACACGAAATAACTTCTGTTGAATTAAATGATAAGATTGCAAATAAATATAAGTTATTATATCCAAATGACAATATAATAATAGCAGACGCACACGAATATTTATTAGATAACTATAAAGAATATGATTTTATTTGGAGCTCACCACCTTGTCAAACACATAGCAGAACAAATTATTTTACTCAATCAATAAGAAAAAGACCAGTTTATCCGTCAATGAAATTATATCAAGAAATAATTTTTTTACAAAATTTTTACAAAGGTAAGTTTTGTGTAGAAAATGTTATAAGTTACTATGAACCGTTAATTAAACCAACTCAAATTGGTAGACATTATTTATGGTCAAATTTTAATATACCTAAAATAAAACAACCAAAAGACGACATAGGTACAATGATTAAAGGACATCATAATAGAGCTAATAAAAAACTTCAAGAAGAAAGAAACGCAGTTAATTCTGAATTAGGACTTCATATATTAAATACAGCACTAGGAATTATTAAAGAAAACAAAGTAACACAAAATCAATTATTTTGAAAACAAAACCAATAAGTAAACTTAAAAACGAATTAGACAAATGGTTTTCTTTATATATAAGACTGCGTAAAGCAACAGATACAGGGCTAGCACAATGCTACACCTGTGGTAAGGTAGATCACTACAAAAAACTACAATGTGGACATTTTCAATCACGTAAATTTTTACCTACACGATTTAATGAGCAAAACTGTCAAGTCCAATGTGCTAAGTGTAATATATTTAGTCAGGGCGAACAATGGTTGTTTGGTCTTAAATTAGACAAAGACTATGGTATAGGTACTGCACAAGACTTAGAGCTCTTAAGTAAGAGTAGGGTAAAGATTACTAGAGTAGAATACAACGAAAATATTAGTTATTACAAAACGCTTGTTAAAAACTTAAAAAAAGAAAAAGGTTTAGATTAAAAAATAAAATTAAATTACAAACGTGAAACCTATATACGTCAATAAAGAACACGAAATAATAATTGAAAAGTATTTAGACACGGTATGTAGTTTTGCTGAACAATGTGCAAGTAAACCTAAGTATCTTAACTATTTAGATGTGCTTGATACTATCATAGAATACCACAACGAATATAAGATAAGCACACATACAGGCAACTGGCTTGACTTTTTGCTAATTATACCTATTAACGTTACAACTATGACTAATGGTTTTTTTGCAGGTATAGAAAACAAAAGAAACATAGCGCAATTAAGAACGTATCAAATATTATTGTCAGAAATAATTATAGACGTTATTAGTAAACTTAGAGACATAAAACCAACAAGTGAATAAGATTTATAAAATAGTAGCAGATTGCAGAAAAGATTTTATAGAAATGTCATACGCATTTACAACAGACCAAAACGAAATAAATGAAGTAGTACAAGAACTTATGTTATACTTTTTACAGATGAACAAAGACACACTTAAAAATATATATGACAAAGACGGTAAAAAAGGTATACTCAAATACGGTGCAGTAGCACTTAGAAGAAGTTTCAATAGTCCACGCAGTCAATACTTTTACAAGTATAAAAAGTATTACACCAAACTAGACGACACTTGTAATATAACAACAAGCGTAAACTATAAGCTAGAAAACATACCAGTAATTGAAATACCAAAAAGTTACCAAAAGCTAGAACAAATAGACACAGCGTTAGATGATATGTATTGGTATGATCGTGAAATATTTAAACTATACTACTACGAAAAAAACACGCTAGATAGTCTAGCAGAAAAGACTGGTATAAGTAGAAACAGCTTGTACACAACAATAGACAAAGTAAGAAAAGAACTAATAGAATTATTTAATGATTAATATTACTAACGAAGACAACATGGATTTAATGTCAAGATATGAGGACAATTATTTTGACTTAGCAATAGTTGATCCTCCTTATGGAATTGGTGACTTTAATAATACTCGTTCAAAAAAAATACATAAAAATATAGAATGGAATGATAATATTCCTAGTAAAGAATATTTTTTAGAATTAGAAAGAGTTTCTAAAAATAGAATAATATTTGGTGCTAATTACTATGGTAAATACATCAATGATGTAGGTAGAATAGTACACGATAAAACTGGTGGTGGTAAGCATAAATTTATGACTAATTTATCTGATTGTGATATTGCATCACATAGCTTTGGAGTTAATATGAAAATTTTTCACTTTGTTTCAAAAGGTAATGTCATAGGAAACAAAATAGATTGGGAAAACAAATTGAGATGGCATCCTTGTCAAAAACCAATTAAACTCTACGAATGGTTGTTAATGAACTACGCAAAAGAAGGAGATAAGATTTTAGATACTCACTTAGGCTCAGGCTCAATAGCTATTGCTTCTCATAACTTAGGATTTAATTTAACTGCTTGTGAACTTGACAAAGAATATTATGAATCTGCAATAAAAAGACTAAAACAACATCAATCACAATTACGAATAATATGAGTAAAAAAAGCAAAGGTCTAGGAGACACTATAAAAAAATTTACGTCAGCAACTAAGATAGACAAGCTAGCAAAAAAGATTGCTAAAGCAGTAGGTAAAGATGACTGTGGTTGTGACGAAAGACAAGAGAAACTAAACAAGATGTTTCCTTATAAAACGGAAGAAAGAGAATATGATGAAAATTCACCTATGTATTTAAAACAAGAAATACTTTGTGTATGGGAAAAGATCAAAGACGGACAAGCACCTGACGTAAAAACTAAAAAAAGATTTGTTGAATTGTATAACACTATATATAAAACTAAATATAAACCCACAACTAATTGTGGATCGTGTTTACATACTATGTGGAAAGGAATAAAATCACTTTACGAAAAATTAAATAAATAAAAATGAAAACATTAACACAAAAAGACAGAATAATAAGACACCTAAACGACAAAGGGAGTATAACAGCATTAGAAGCTATGAAAGAATACGGAATAATGAGACTAACTTCAAGGATATGCGAACTTAAAGACGAAGGGTATAACATAAGAAGTGAGTTTGTCAGCTCTAAAAATAGATATAACGAACCAGTATCTTTTAGTAAATATTCTTTAGTATGATACTATTTTTTTTACTTATTATAGGAATTGCTTTTATATTAATTATAGGTGTTGTTATGATAGAGATCTTAATTGAGAAAAACGAAAATGAAAAGATAAGCGAAAAGACCGACAAGATAGAACCACACAAAACAATAACAGGTGCGTTATATAGAGACAGAAAAGATGACAAAAAAAATACCTGATTATTACATAGGCAAAATACACGGCTACGAAGCACGAAAAATAATAGAGGACTACGAACTTAACTATAATATAGGCACAGCAGTAACTTATCTATTAAGAGCAAACAGAAAACACGAAACATCAAAAGAGTGTATAGAAAAAGCACGTGAACACCTACGATTTGAATTAGAACGTTTAGAGCTATATGACAAGAACACATCAACAAAATAAATACTACTGGAAGTGTATTGTTAAACCACTATGTGACCACACAGGGTATCACAAATACGAAATGCACGAACATTTAAAAAATATGTTTATACCTGATCGTAGTAGTAACTTAACAACAGAAGACTTTACTTTATATTGTGAAGAAGTACGTATTTGGGCGCAAAATGACTTAGGTGTAATATTAATGCCACCAAATGAATTCAAGTAGTTTCTCTTATATAATATAGACTTGATTAATCAAATTATTTCAAAATGAACACACACGGTGGTAAAAGAAAAGGCGCAGGTCGCAAACCAAAAGCAGAAGAGCAAAAGTTAATACAAAAACTAACACCTTTCAATGACTTAGCACTAAAAGCTCTACAAGAAGGTTTAGAGAAAAAAGAACAATGGTCAGTTAAATTATACTTTGAATACTTTTACGGTAAACCACAACAAAGAGTAGACGTAACTACAAATGACGATAGTTTACACTTACCGTTAATAAACTTTGTAGATTCTGGAACTGAACAATAAATATCAAAAACTATTTGATTC